TTTTTTTATATATTTTTATTGCTTTATAGGTTTTTAGAAATTCTTCTAGCCTCTTTTTCCATAAAGTTTATTAGCTCTTTTTTGCTAGAAAAAGACTCTGGCAGTTGAATTGTTTTGATTTGAGAATCTATTTTTTCTTTATCTGGGTCAGATTCTTGTTTTGCATTAACATTAATTTCTTGACCTGTCTGCCCTTTTGAAAATCCATCTTTGCTCATTTCGCCTTTTCCAAGTACTTGAGTTTTTGGTGTTGTTTGCTTATCTTCTTTATCTTCTTTGTTCATTGGCGTTAAGTTGCCCTTATCTCCAGGTACACCGCCCTCTTGTGTAGGGTCTGCATCAGTTGAAACACTTGGATTACCTTCTTTAGAAGTCACATCTGGCTTCGCTAAACCATCGGCATGATTTTTCGTACCAGCTTTTTTGGAATTTGTTCCTTTAACAGCTGCTGCTGTAGACCATTCTTCATCTGAACCACCATCTCTCTCAGTCATTTTAACATCAACTGGGTCTTTAGTAGTTTCGCTTTCTCCTGGAATATTAGCTGGAGCGTCACTTTTCTTGCTAAATTTTCCTTTTCCATCCACAGAAACTTTAGCTCCCGTATCAGTTAAACCATTTTCTGCATTCTTGTTCATAGCTAACTTTGTAGGGTCACCTAAGCTTTCAATTTCTTTCATTTCTTTTATAACTCTTTTGGCTGTTGTTTGAATAAAACTAGCGAATTCGTCTTGATTAAGATTTTTTGTATTCATAATTGCAAATTATTTTATTTTTTTATAAATATTACATAAAACATAAAAATCAAGAAAAATGTTATTTTTTTTTAAATATAGTTCATAATTAAAATTTTTTTCGTATCTTTGAGCATTATGAAAAAAGGAGAATTTGACTTATACATATGTAATTTTTTACCTGAAAGTTTATTTTGGCAAAATTTTGGAAAAAATGCTTATTACTCAGCAATACAAAAAGTTGCTAATAAAGGGATTTGCTCTGCATGTGGACATGAACCACAATATACAAATTCTAATCAATGTTTACAACATCATATATATAATATAAATCAAAAAAATCCAGAAAATTCTGAATCAACAATTCTATGTCAAGCTTGTCATACCACTCAGCATATTGCATCAGCAATAGAAAAAGGATATGTAAAATTTGTAAATTCAACTTTATCTCAAGCTACTTTAGTTGCTGCATGTAGATATGGAGATTTAAGAAAACTTTATGCCAATTCCAAGTTGTTTGATTTAAAGAAAACTCCCGAACAAATTCTAAAAGAAATCAAATCGGGAACTTTTAAACCAAGTACAACTTTAAAAGTTGTATTTACTGATAAATTTTCTTTTAATGACCTTTAATTTTTACAGGGGTTAACTTAAATAACTTATCATCAATTTTTATAATGTTTTGCCTTTTGTTATAAACTTCATAAATATTTTGCTTCTTATTTCTATTTTCGATTAAGAAATCATTTATTACAGATTTAATTTTTTCTTGAGCTACTTTTTCAGCTATTTCATATATCATTTTTTCAAGTTCAGACATATCAAAAGTAGATTGTAACTGCTCAACATATGCTTCATTAACTGAAGGTTGTTGTGTTGAAGCTGCGTCTCTTTGTTTATTTGCTAAAAAAGCTGCAGGGTCAAACAGTGGAGCTGACATTTCCTCGGAAACAAGATTTTCCCGTAAAGGAGTGCTTGGACTTGAAGTTGTTGAAATGGCTCCGCCACCCCCACCCGTAAACATACTTTCTAATGATGTTGCCTCTGCGCTTTTTTTTGTACCGAAGGCTTTAGGGGCAACTGCATGTTTAGATTTTTCCTGAGCTTGGGTTGGACTTCTTCTTTTTTTCGCCTCAGGTATTTGATAACCTCCTGCAGAGGTGTTTTCTGTAGCTTGAACTATTTCTTTAAAAATTTGTTTTTTCGCTCCTCGTTTAATGTCTTGCAATGCTTTAAATTTATCATTATTTGCATTTGCTGGCATAACTTGAGAACCTTGGTTTATTTTACCTGCATTTACAGGTAAACCTAAATTCTTAAATCTCTTTTCTCTCTCAAGTCTTACTTTTTCAGCTGGGCTTAAATTATTCATCTATATTCTCTTTTTTAAAATTTCTAAAATCCTTTATTTCATATTCATGAAAAAAGCGGAATTTTCCTTCATTTAATAAATAGGCAAATTTTTCCTTTTCATCTTCGGTCATCTCAACCTTAAGTGTTAAAACCATATGGCTACGTTCGTGTTTTCTGAAATTTATTTTTTCTCCAATTATTTCATATACCATGTTTTTTAAATCAATATAGCTTTCCTGTTCAACAGCTGCATAAGAAACGCTATTCCCATAAAATTCATAAAAAGAATTCATAGGCTTTTTATATCCAATGTCAATCAGATAAATGCAAGAGTTTTTTCTAGTTTTTTTCATATTTTAAAATTACTGCTTCATTGCTTTCTTCATCCCACCAAACATAGAAATCTCTATTTCTTTTAGAGTTCATAAAAAAAAACTTACCTATGCTGTTTAGTGGTTTAATTTTAGTGATTTTCTTTTCAAGTTTTTCTTTTTCTTTAATAATATCTTTCTTATGGCTTTTAATTTTCTTCAATTCTTTTTTTGCAGAATTAAATTCCTTAATAAGATATTTAGTAATCTTATCTTTAAATTTAGTTTGATTATTGATTATTTCTTGAATAGTGTGATTCATATGATAGAAATATAAAACTATGAATAATAAAATTAAATAGTTTTTATTTAAATTATATAATTAAAAACTATTGTGTAGGCTGGTCAGGTTGTGGCTGTTCAGACTGTTGTTCAGGCTGTGCATTTACATCACTAGCTGGTGAAGAAATTATTTCTGAGAATTTTTTCTTAAATATTGTAGTGTATAAATTATGCAATTTTAAAACCAACTCTTTATTTTCTTCATTTACTACTAAACCATTAGTTTTAAAAATAAGCCCATTTTTCAATGACATAGAAAATTCACTGTTTTCATCTACTTTAACTATAATAATAGCATCAACCGTGTTGCTTTCAACTGGAAAGTTGACAATAGATTCTTTTCCGCCAATGTTTTGTTTTTGAAATTCTAAAGAATGCCCATCAAGATGGCTTGCTAAATCTTTTTGAAATTGGTCAATTTCTGATGCTGTAATTCTTATTTGATTACCCTCTCGTATGTTGAACTTTGTACTAAAGTCTTGTTTAGTTCCTCCTCCAAAAAAAAGAACATCATGAACTTTTTCTTCTTTTTGAGACTTTGAAAGTGATTGTTCTTGTTTTTTTTGAGCTATTTTCTCAGGCATTTTGCCTACCTCTTCATAAACAAGTTCATTTATTGTATCTTGAATTATTTTTCTGATTTTTATTTTATCTGCTTCTTCCATAATTAAACTTTATTCATATATTGAGTTACAACACTTGATTTCTCCCACATAAATTTATTCTGTTGAATAAATGCTTTTATTATAATATCCTTAACATCTTGTTTATTTAAAGATTTTTTTTCAGCTTTATCAATTTCTTTTTGAATAAGCTGCATAAACATATCTTTCATTTTTTTTTCATTATCTTTAAGTTCTTTTTTTAATTCAGCTTTAACAATGTCTCGAATTATTTTTTCATCTTTCTTATCCATTAGTTATATTTTTTAGCAAGTTTATTTAAAAGCTCAATTAGTCTATGGTCAGGATAGCTGTCTGATTTATCTTTTCTAACATTTGTATGTGTCCAAATTCCAGGCAAAGTCTTTTTGAACAGCTCTGGATTATAACTAAACCAATCTAAATCAAAACTCTCCTGAACTTTAATGTCATATTTTTCTATCAGAAAACATAAAAGATTTTCTAGATTCTCTATTTGCAAGTCAGTGTATGAATAAAAATGTTTAAATCCTCTAAATTCTTCATCAAGATGATATACCTTTTCACTATTAACCTCTGTAGTCCAATTGGTAGGCCATGCATAATATTTATCGTTTTTCTTTTTAAGGCCGCCAAATGCGCATATTTCTATTCCAATAGAAGCTTTGTCTAATCTACCATTAGTTCCTTTTGCCCCTAAGTGCCAACTCCAATAATCTGGATGAAATGCCTGATAAGGTATTCCAGTATCGCCATCGAGCACAAATGCAGTTGCGATTTTTGGTTCATCAGCCCCCCAATAAGAAATTGTGTTTTTTGCACTTTGTCTACCCGCAGTAAAATGAATGTATATTTGAGTTTTATTAGTAACTTGTTTAATGTATTGAACTGGGTGCAGCTCATAATCAGTGTTTATTTCTAAGCCGCCATAATCAACGCTATCTAAAATATCAGAACTTTCTTTTGATGTTTTCTTTTGAGCGGCCTTTAACGCTGTATAAGTATTGCTTCCAACTATACCATCAACTGTTAAATTAAATCTTTTTTGAAAGGCTCTTACTGACCTTTTTGTTTTGGCACCAAAGTCTCCATCAATTATTAAATCATATCCTAAAAGAGATAATAATTTCTGAACTTCTGCTACATCTTTATTTCTATCGCCTAATTGTACAAACATGTTATATTTTTTTTATAAATAGTTGTTTTTTTGGAAATATTTATAAAAAATGAAACTTTTAGTTTTTATTTAACGTATAATAGATTATGGAAGCAAATGATAAAATGAGTTTAGAGGAAATTTCAGAATTTAGAAATGAACTAATAAAATTAATTGATGTTGGTTTGGTAAAACTAAAGACAATTACAAATATAATTATTGGTTTAATAGTTTTCTTAGCAATAACTATTTTAATTTTTAAATTTTCAACAATTGGGTTGATTTTAAGTTCAACCATGACAGTTTCATCAATGATTTGTTTTTTCTTTAGAGAAAATGTGAGAAAAACTGTTATTTTTTATAAAGTTGCATTATCAATGCCTATAGACGATTTTTAAGATAAATTAAAGCAAAAAAAAACATCAAATTGATGTTTTTTTCATTATTCATTGCTTATTACTCGCTGCCACCTACTGCTCCCATTATGTTTTGTCCTCCAAATCCAGGACCAGCTTTTCTCTTTGTAAATTCATTGGTATTTGTGTTATATTTAATATCAAACGACTTGAGACCTTGTGCTGCTTCTATAGCTTTATTAAAACCTTGTCCTCCATTGAGCAAAGTCCAACTAGGTCTTTTGAATTTTCTAAAACGTGGAGTTTTAAATTGACTGTCCCAAAATCCAACAAAACCTTTTTCTACAGAATCTTTATTGTCCCAATCGGTACCCATGCCTAAAAACCCTTCTTCGATATCCTCTTTTATTCCAGGGCCTGGCGTTGCTTTTGCTCCAGAGTGAGTACTATAAGATTCTTTGTTATAAAATATTTTCTTAGCTTCATCCCAAATTGGATAATTTGCATTTGGATTTTTCATGAAAAAATTAACATATGCTTCAGCTTTTTCTGGACTATTCTGTACAAAAGACTGATAAGCTTTGTTTTTTGTAGGATGTTTTTGGATTATTTGCAAAGCCTGTTCTCTTGTTTTACCTTTGTTAAATATGCCCTCTTCAACATTTTCATCTTCATACAATTCGTTCAATTGCTTTTTAAGTTGTTGTTTTTCTCCTTGAAGTGCTTTTACTTCTTTAACGTTTTTATCTTCAAATAATTCATTCAACTGCTTTTTAAGTTGCAACTTTTCTTTCTGAAGGGTTTTTAGCTCTTGAAACCTTACTACCTCTTCCTTAATAATTTGCTCAACTAAAGATTTTTTTACTTTCATAGTTTTATTTTTTTATAAATATCAAAAAAAAACATAAATTAAAATATTTATTTAAAAATAAGAAACTTTTTTCAACATTTTTACGTATATAATATAAAGAAGCGATATTAATTTAAAAACAGACTTATGAAAAAGATAGAAAATAGTACAGAATTTGACTTTAGAACAGAAGAACTAAAGATTATTGAAAACATGTCTTATGATGACGTGAGAGAAATGCAAGACTGTGTTGTTAAGTATGAAAAAGAAAACGAAGACTCAAGGTCTAGTTTGAAGCTTCATTCAGTATTGTTTACAATTTCTATTGTCTTATGTCTTGTTACTTTGTTAAGTGCAAAATTTTTAGCCGCAGCTTTTGCTCTTGGACTTGCAGCATTTATGTTGAAAAAAGCATATAAAAGCCTTCAAAACATTTCTTTAAATTCAGAGGTAATAGAAAGCATTAAAAAAGACTTAGACTACTTTAGTTCTAATTAGTCAACATTCTTTTTAAAAGTTCTTTATAAATACTTTCATTATAAACAGTAGAATTTTTTTCATATTCCTTATTATCTAAAGCCTTCGTGACAATGAAGGCTTTATCTTCTAATAGCTCACTGATATCTTCATCTATTGTATCTTGACAAATTAAAGTTATAATTTCTATTTTATCAGCAGTTGCGGAAGCTCTATGGATACGGTCTTCAATTTGCTCCATATCAGCAGGAGTCCAAGCAAAACCTATTCTATACATCTTGCTTGATGCAGTTAAGGTAATTCCAACCCCCGATGCTATAACCATTCCGCAAAATACTTTAATTTTTGGGTCTTCTTGAAATGCTTCTACAGATTCTTGTTTATCTTCATCGGACATGGAGCCTGTATGTAAGACTGCTTGCTCTCCAAAGTGAGCAAATATACCTTCAGCAATTTCTTGATAATCTGAAATAATTACGACTTTTTCTCCAGTCGCTACAACATCTTCAATCATTTCAATTGCTCTTTTCATCTTAGCTCTACCAGTAAAGCCCTTTAGCTTATGTACTTTCTCTAAAAATCCCTCTTCTTTTATTACCTCTTTACCATCAATAATTTCTTTCTTTACTGCTTTTTCTAATTTTACATATTCTCTATATTCCGCATCAGTTAATTCTATTGGAATGTCCAAATAGGTTTTTTCTGGCAATTCGGTCAAAACATCTCTCTTTAATCTCCTTAAAAAATACGGAGAAACTCGAGTAAATAATTCTTCTAAATTAGATGCACCCTTATAATCCCATCCATAGCCACTTTCATAGCCAGCACAATATCGAACCCCAAAGTCATGATAATTTTTCCACTCTTCAGGAAAAACAAAATTTAAAGAAGAGAAGAACTCCATTGGCCTACTCTTAATTACAGTTCCAGAAAGTAATATTTTTTTAGGAACTACCTTAAAGGCTTTGTGGATAATTTTTGTCCATTCGGTTGTCATTTCTTTAATTCTATGACACTCATCTATTATAATCAAATCATAGTCTTCGGGATTTAATGGTATATGCATATCATCTTTAAATCCAACAAGGCCGACAGCTCGGTTTTTTATTGTTCCTGAATTTTCGCATATGGGGCACTTTTTATAGGTTTTTTTCAAATCTACTTGTTCCCATCCACAAACTCCATTTTTGCCATTAGGCTGCAGCATATTGCCCTTACACTTGTGGCTATACTCAATTTTGATGTACGTTTCTACAGATTCATAATTAACAATATGAAACATAGACTCTTCTTTCTTATGTGCTACAATTTTACTTTTCTTTTTTGGCTTAAATTTATAGACAAAAGCTTTCTTAGGTGTAAATTTTAAAATCTCTTTTCTCCACATTAATTTTAATGAAGCTGGACAAATTATCAGTGTTCTTAAGTTGTGTTTAATAGCATAAGCAAAGGCGGGGCAAGTTTTTCCCACTCCAGGCTGGTCTCCAAGAATTGCTCTTCCTTCATTAATTTCAAAAAACTTAATTGCTTTTTTTTGATATTCATACGGGGGAATTTTCATAAATGAGTAATTCTCACCACTAACATCAAGCATTTCTGCTTTTAGCTTTAAAACCTCAGAAATCTTTCTTTGTCTTTCTAAAAACTGATTTTGCAACTCTTGCATTACATCCTTAGTAATATTTTCGAAAGCAAAACGTATTTTATTATCTATAAGAAAAGAAATAACTTCTCCAATTCTTGCGTTGCTAACAGTCCTTACCCAGTCATCCTTAGGCTTCCCATCCATGCCAATTACACTATCTTTGCGCACTTTTCTATGTTCTTTAGGAAAGCGTTTAATGTATTCAGATAAGATTTTTAAAAAATCATATCTAAGTTCATAGTTAACTTTTAATTTTCTAATTTTAACTATTATTTCTACAACTTCTTTTTTTTTCTTTTTTGCCATCTTGTATCTTAAAGATTATTTAATAATCTATTTTTCTTTTTCTTTTTTATTGACTCAGATTCTCTCTGAAGCCTTTCTTTCTCTTTCTCAATTGCCTTTTCAAGAGCATGGGTTCGAGAATTCCAATTGGTGCTTTTTCTAATCTGTACATTATCACGAATTATCCCAGCAATCAGCTTAATATCCTGCATTTGAGTTCTCAATCTTACTCCAGGTACTTTCCATCTTTTTTGCCTTATAACCGATTCAGCATCATCATAACTATCTTGAGAAATTTTTGTAATTAAATACAATAAATCCAATTCATTTAGATTTCTTAAATTTTCCAATTCCTCCAGATTCATTTTCTACTTCTCTTTCCTTTTTACGGTGTCCTTTATTTCTTTTTCAACATCAGTTTTATCATCAATTTTAGATTTAGCATCTTCCTGTTCTACTGCTCTTTCTTTTATAATCTCAGAAACAGTTTTCTCATCATTTTGTGCTTGAAGCAGGTCGATTGCAAATCTATCATCCGTATAGAGGTTAAAATCAATTCTAACAAAAGTTTTACCCTCTAGATTCATTTTTTCCCCCTCAGTAATGTTCACCCAGAAAAAACCTACGATTTCAGATTCCGTATCTAATTGCTCAATAGTTTTCTCAATAGGAGTTAAGGGAGATAGTTTTCTATCCTCTGCTTTTTTGTTTTCGCTCTCAGCATATGCTAGAACTTCTTTTTTATTATAATATGCCATAATCTTCTAGGTTTTTTTAATAAATGATGCTACGTCTGATGGAATAAGCTTAGGTAATAATTTAGCTCCATTTAAACACAAACTCATTTGAGTAATATCAGACTTAGTTTCATCGTTGTGCTTATTGTTTATCTCAATTTTAATTTTCGTACCACTATCAATCTCAAATTCAAAAATTGAATTTTTTTCATAACTTTTAGACTTAGGAACCTCAACTTCATATTTTGTTGTAATTGATTTTAAATCTTCTTTAAAATTAAGCTCTTTAATTTTGTCAATAGCAGTAATGACTTCTTTTTCACTCCAAATCGTTTTAATAACTGGCTCTAAAATAGGCTCTGCCGAAGCAATTGTGGAGATATGGCCTATGAAGTTGTCCGTTGAATTAAATTTATATCTTGGATTATCGCTAAGCCACTTATAATAATCTCTTTTTGCTTGAGAAAGAATTATACTGGTTACAAATAAAAAATTCCCCTCTTCTTTTGTGCCTTTATTTATAACGTCTACTTTTACGTCTCTTTCAACCATAACACGTTCCCTGCTGCCTTCTCTAAAACGAGTTTCTCCCACCATTTGCCTCACTGTTTTTGTAGTAAATCGAACTGGCTGCGTAGCTATATTTAACCCTTTAGCCATTAAATTAGAGCCTTTTTTTATTACAAAAATTCCAAATTTAGTTTTTATACGCTCTTTTAAATTTTGTCTTCTTATCATATTTTTATTTTTATTTTACTAATCATATCATTTTCCATGTTCAGCCAATATCTCTAAATATTGATTGTATTTAGAATTACATAGAGGATGAATTCCGCCTTTAAATTTACAAAACATACATCCCCACCTCTCGTTTCCAGTAAACTTAACCTTTGGAAACTCTTTGGCTATATGTATCTTTCTTATAGTTTCAGCTAATATATTCAATGCCTCTAAAATCTCATCTTCAGACGATTCAATGTCAACTATTTGAACCTCTCCGAAGCCGCCATTAGGGTCCTTTTTATTCTTTAATCTGTTTAGAACAACATAACGACAATCTATTTGGTCTAATGGGATATTATTTTTTTTAGCCCAAAAATATTTATAAAGTCTCATCTGACACATAAATATTTTATCCTTTAATTTTTTACTTAAAGACCATTTTTCTCCAGATGTTTTCCAGTCTGTTATTCGATATCTTTTAGTTAGGGGGTTTTGGGAAGTAACATCAATAAATCCTTTAAATCTAAATATTTTAAAAATAGGCTCATAAAGCTCTTCTTCAACTGAAAAAACATCATCTCCGCCCAAAACTTCTTTTACATCAAGAATTCGTAAAATATTCTCCCCTTGATTTAAGAAGTTCTCAGTTTCATCGAAATCTTTAGTTCCCATCATGTTATCCATCATGTCAGTTTTGAACTTGTCACGGAAATATTTAACACGACCATCAATATCATAACCTTCTTTTACGGCCATCTCAATAGATTCGTGAACTGCGTTTCCAAAATACAAATGAATTGAAGGTGGTCGTTCATCAAGACCTAAGTACTTGTAAATCAAATGTTGCTGCGGGCATTGATTGTAGAGGCTAAATTCGCTGAAGCTAATGTGAATATTACCTTTTCTCTCTTCTTTAAGCTGCTTACGCAAATCATCCTTGTTAATTTCTGCCATTTTAAATCCTTTTTTGCAAATATAAGAAAAAATATCCAAAAAACAACTTTATTATCATATTTATTAAAGATGAATTTCCTTTCAGAATCATATAAATCTCGTTTAATGCATCTTGCAAACATTAAACCCTTGGATGAAGCTATTCAGTTTTCTAACCAAGACTTAACTCAAGCATATGACAAAAGCTGGCAAAGAACAACTGGTTTTGACGTCAATATGATTAGAGAAGCCATTAAAGAAGGAAGGGCCATTGGAGTTTCGTATAAAAGCGAAGATATGCCTGTTACTAAATTTAGAATTATTTTACCTGTAACTTTGGGGGTTTACAAAACTAAATCTGGAACCAAATGGAAACTAAGTGCATTTCACTTAGCTGGACAATCTGAGAAAGCAGCAAGAGGCACAGGAAGAAGAAGTCAAGAAGCATCAAGCGTTTGGAGATTATTTGATTTGGATAATACGAAATTTAAAAGCATGTGGTTTACAGAGAGTTTTTTCTTTGAATATCCGCCTGGTTACAAAAAGGGAGATAAAAGATTTAACAGCATAGATGAACAATATGATGTCGGTAGAGCTCAGCTATTTCAAATAGATAGAGAAGAAAAAGATGGAACAGACCAAGGGGAACCAATCAAATTACGAGACATAAAGCCACAGGGAATAACACCTGCAACTGCGCCAGAAAACCAAGACTCAAAAGAGGTTGGGGCTAAAGAAGAAGAATTATATGAAAAAGAAATCGACCCCTTATATGCAAAAAAACCATGGTTAAAATTTTTGAGACCTGGATATAAACTCAAGTAAAATTTTATTTGCTTTTTTCTGCAAAACAAAAAGCTCTATACCATTGGTGTTGATACTCTTTTTATTTTCTTTATGATATTCTAATAAGTCTATATTTTTAATTCTTAATGAAAAAGTCAATATTCCAGGTTTAATTTCAAACCAAACATCGTCTTCAATTAAGCCTTCAAAAGTGTTTTGTTCTCCTTTTTTTCTACACCACTCAATTACGTTTTTTTCAATATTAGGATTTAATAATTGAAGTTCTCTTTTTTGTTCTTTTTGATGTTTCTCAAACCTTCGCTTTTCTCTATTGAGAATTGTTTTTGCCTCTTGTTCTGCTTGAACTTGAGCTTTCACTAAGTTGCTTTTTTCTAAATCGCTTTTTCTTGAGCTGCTTTCTTGTAACTCTTCCATTTTAAACAACATTTAATTTAGTTACCCCAGCTTTTGGATTTTTATCCAAAATTTCTTGAGAAATTGAACTTGTATCTTTGTATGCTTCAATTATATTGTCCATAAAATCTTTAATTTCATTTCTATGAGTGATTACAACTACATTTTTATATTTATTCTTTAAATAATAAAGAACATTTACTATTCCAGACGTTAATTCATCGTCTAAAGTACCAAATCCCTCATCTATGATGTTAATTGAAGGTTTTATAAGATTACTTATGTAATGAAGCGCATCTTTGATTACAAGGCTTGAAATGAATTTTTGAGAGCCCGAAGCAGAAGAAAGAGGGAGTGCATCCGACCTATCTTCATTAAAATAAAACTCTTCTACAACATCTCCGTTTGGTAATACTTTTAATTGAATTTGGAAATCTACAATCGAGTTCAAAATACTATTAATTTTATTATTTACAACTGGGAGCTTTTTTCTAATAATCCTTGCGGGAATTCCATCACGATGTACGGCCTGAAGATATAAAGAATATATTTTAAATTTTCGTTCTTCTTTAGCAATCTCTTTATATTTATTTTCAAAATTTTCTAGATTATTTTTCTCAATTCTCAAATCACCATTCTTTTCTACTAATTGTTGGTTGAAATTATAAATTGAAAATTTATATCCTTTAGATTGTTCTTGAAACCCTTCTAATTTATCATTTAAATTGGAGTTATAGTTTTGAGCCTTTTTGTTATTTTTAATTTTATCAGCATTAAGACTAATTTTATCAATTTCCTTTTCTTTTGTTACAATTTGACTTTTAACTATATCCAATTCTGATGTTTTGGTTTCAACGTTTTTATTATGTTCAATTATACTTTCAGATTTAATAAATAGGTCTATTGTTTTCTTTATCTCATCTTTATTGTTTTTTCTAATTATTAAAGAATTTTTTAAAACTGCCAAATTACCTTGTTGAATTGTGATATTATTGTTATAAGTAGCTGCATTGGTATTTTGTGTAATTGCCTGGCTGTAAGAATTAGAAATACCTTGTTTTTCAGAAATCTCAATTAAACACAATTGATACTTTTGAGGGTCTGGTTGTTGGGTTATGTGGCCACATGTTGGACATTGCTCCCCTTTATATGTTAATAGTTTTGCTTGGAGTTGCCCTACTTCTAAATCCATTTCTTTAATTTTAGCATCATATCCCTCAACATTTACCAACTCTTGAGCCAAATTTTCTTTAATCCATTTTTCTACTTTTACGTATTTATCCTTTTCTGTTTGGAATAATTCATCTTCTTCGTTGAAATTTTGTGTCAAACCCTCAAAAGTCAAATTAGGGTCTAAGGAAAGTTCTTTTTTAAAATTACCAAACAACCATACTAACAATTCAGATTTTTGATTATTTGAAAACTCTATTTCTTGATTTATTTTTGATGTTTTTGTTTTAATTTCTTCAATAGTTAAAACATCTCCACCTTCATATTCCAAAATGGGTTTTAGTTTTTTTGTTGTTTCTAAAATATTAGCGTCTATTTTATCTTTTAATGTTTCCGCATCTGTTTTTTCTTTTTCTATTTTTTGTATTTCTTTTTTTAGAGTGTTTATTTGAACTTTTATTTGGATGACCTCACCTTCAACTTCAACTATATTTCCTAAAGTTTTCTGTGTTTTCTTAACATCTTTTAAAAAATCATTTCCATAATCATATCTATCTCTGAAGAATTCTAAGCCAACATATCTATTAATGAGGTCATTTTTTGGTTGTTGTTTTAGATTAATATAACTCCCATCTCCACCTTGAGATTCAAGAGATACTTTAGTAAAATCATCTACACTACCAATAGCTGCAATAATCAAATTTTTTACTTCTGTGTTTTCATTTGCTCTCTTATCTGAAATTTTAGATACCCACATCTCCTTTCCGTCCTCATTAAAAGTGAGTTTTTCAAAACTTACAGGATAATTATTCGATGTAGTTCCATCTTTTTTTAATGTAGTAATTACTTGCCTATATATTCTATAACGCTCACCCTCAATAACAAGATTGATTTTCACATACCCTTTATTTGATGTTGTGTAAATGTTTATTATTTTTTTAGCATCGCCATCATCTAAAATATATTGATATAACCCCCAAACAATTGCTTTAACCGTATTTGATTTTCCTGAATAGTTACGTCCAAAAATACCAGTAAGTCCTCGAAATTTGTTAAATGGAATTTTTACGGGTTTTTCATCAAAAGAAAAAATATTACTAATTTCAACATCTTCGATATCCCAATTTTTCACTTCAGTGACAACTTCGCCTATTTCAAGTATTTCATCAGTCTTTTTTGCAAAGGTAACCAACTCTTCTTTTAAATCATCATCAAAGTCATTTTCGATATCCTCAACATACTCTACTAATTGTTCAATAAATGTTTCTTTGTTTTTTGCATCTGCTACATCGGTATTTTCAGCAACAGCTTTCTCAAGAGCACTAAAACTTACAGTAACTACTTCACATCCATGCTTTTCTTTTATTAATCTTGCTATTTGAGACTCTTTTTCAGTAGAATAGTTTTCTTCGTAATCTTCCCAAATAACATATATTTTAGTTTTCTTTTTATTATTACTGAACTGTATGTTATCAACTCTTTCTTCTACAGATTCTCCTTTAGCAATTGTAATTTTGGCAAATCCAAAATCATTTAGAATATATCTTCTTTGAAATGTCTTTTTTTCTATATCCCAAATTAAGTAACCTTTATTAATTGACTCTCCATTATTTTGTTGTATCAAAGAACCACAATAAGCCATTGAATCATCCTCTCTAAAAGATTGATGTTCATGTATATCTCCCAACATTACAACATCAAAATTATTAAATGTAGCTGGATTAACAAGGTCGTCTCCAAAAAGTTCATAACCGTTATCTCCCCTTGCTCCATAAATTCTTCCGTGATAAAATCCAATATAATTTACATCTTTTTCTTTTTTCTTTAATGTTAATAATTTATTATCTTTACATGAGTAAACACCATATACTAATTTTTCATTAATCTTATAAAAATCAGTATCTGGGAAAAAATAAATTCCTTTGTTTGAAAAATCTATATCACCTACATTTTCTTTGCTTACAATATATGATTTATTCATCTTAGCTTTCAACATTGGAGAAAGTAATTCAGAAAATTTTTCTATGATTTTCAACATAGGACTAATTGTATCGCCTTGTTCTTTTTGGGAAAGGTTCATATCATGATTTCCGAGAAAGATGTCTAAAGGAGCTATTTTAGCCAAATTAACCAATAATTCCGCATTCAAATCTAATGAACCTGGTGACATATTAATTTTTTGATGATTTAAATCTCCAACAATAGTAATTCTATCTGGTTTTTGACTTTTTAAATCTTTATAAAGACGTGTGAAAACCTCTCTATATTCATCATGTCTACTCGAAAATTTTACATGAATATCTGCTAAGTGTGCTATTTTCATAAATTATTTTTTTAACATCATTCTATTTAGTTGAAAACTTAAATCAATTTTTTGTTTACTACTAATAAGTTTGATTATTCCTGAGTTTCCTTGTTTTTCATAAACATAAGAAACGTCACCTTTTTTGTAAAGGTCAATAAAAAAAACTTCTAAGTCTAATGACGAAAGTTTCTCATAAATCTCCATTCCGTCTTTAAATGCATCCTCATCTACGCAAATTACTATTGTACATCCATATTCAATTAACTTTGAAATTAGAAGCCAAGATGGAGTTTTTCCTAACATCGGGATTGAATTGGGTATTCTAATCATATCAAATATACCTTCCACTAAGAAAATAGGCAAATCCCAATTTATATTATACTCATTAAAAATAATATCATATTTTTCAGGTACATTTTTGTTTGGAAAAGCTTTTTTATCTGGCTTATAATAAGTTGGCCTCATTCTCTTCAAAAATGCACGAGCTTCAAAATAATTGACGTTTCCATAACCATTGAATGATGGGATGATTATTCTATTCTTATAATCCCCTATTTCCGTATAGCCTATTTTGAAATAATCTATTTGTTCTGGGGTTATTTTTCTAACATTTGTTACATAATCATAAGATTGTCGATACATTCCAGAACTAATAACTTTATTTAATGGAATAAAACCATCAGGAAGTGGACATGTAATTAAGTTATGATTTATTTTTTGCTTTTTAAATATATTTGCAAAATTCGAATTATAAACTGGTAATATTTGCTTTAAACGCTTATAATCATCTTTGCTACCATATTTGTAAACAAATTTATGAATAATTCCACTTTCCTTACATTTCCAACATTTTAAAACATTGTGCTCAGAATTATATGCAAGATTATGTTTATTTACATCATTTCTGCAAGTTTCACTGGGACAATTAAACTCCCATTGCTCCCTGTTTTCTATATCGGTAGAACTTTTAGGTTCGCCTAGAAAATTCTTCAGAATTGATAATATGATGTATTTTTGGTCATCCATGTAATGCAAAAATACAAATATTATAGTTATAAACCAAACAATTAGCTATTTAATTTTGCTTTTTGAATTTTCATCATTATTAAATAACACTTTCCTACAGCGTAAGCATCTGCCATATCATAGTTTTCTTCTACTAGTTTTCTGCTTCGAACGCCATATTTCCAATTAATTTGTGGCTCTAAACCTACAACACATTCCCACACTTGATGTTTTGAAGATGCTCCTTGTTTTTTAATTTTTAGGTTTGGAAACGCCTTTGACCTGACAAAATTAACATTATAATAAACAGGTTCTAATTTAAAATGACTTGCAACAAATGAACTTATCATTCCGTTAAAGAAATTCAATATAGCAATTGTATTTGCTGAAGAATATTTCCCTTGAAACTTTTTTAAAGGCTCTTCAATTGCTATCGCAGTAATGTCGAACTTTGATAAATGCGCAATTTTTCCTTTAAATTGTTCAAGTTTTTCAAATATTGTTTTTTTATTAGAAAATTTAACATAGTTCATTTCTAAGAGAGCTCTTTTTTCACTAAACACTGCATATCCAACGCAGCTTGTACTGATATCTAAAGATAATAACATAAAAAATCGTTTTTCTTAAATATAAAAAAAACGATTTTTAAAGTAAATGGAAATTTAATTTTTTTTAAACATCAATGTTTAAACTGAAATTTAAGACGTTTGTATATGATTTTTCTAAAGGCCTATCAAGTTTCGCAACAGCGATTAAATCTCCCTCAATATTATATAAACCAACTTGGGTAACAAAAATTGAATCTAAATTATAAGTCTCATTTTCAACCTCTGCAAGATTTAACGCTCTGTTCCAAGATGGATTCGTTGAAATGAAAAATTCTCTAGGCATTGCAATGCAAATCGTAGACGTTGTATAGCTTGTGGTAATATCTTGAAATGCTAAAGAAGAAGATTGTCCCGTAAAAACTATATTTGTAGTCCCACTTGAAGCTCCTGTGTTTGCTCCTGTAATTTGAGCATCTCCCGCATCATCGTCACTATATCCCTCAATTGCCACTGTACTTCCAGACATCCATGGAATGTTATTAATAATGTCTGGATGGGTCAATACTAAATAGCCTTTATTAAGAGCTGCGAACCCCACAGGAATATCATAATTATAACCCTGGTCAAGACTTTCTGGCCAGCTTTCTGGAACATAAACGGCAGTACTAACACCACTCCACTCTCTCTGGTCAGAGTTTTTATCATTTTGAGTCAGGTCAATGTAAGCTACAGCGTTAGGTCTATCTCTAAAGTCTGTTGTTGGGTCCCAAGTTGCTACTGCACTTCTATCTACAGACGTATTTTCTGACGTGCCCGTATAAGGCAAATTTATCTCGTCAGAAAATAGAAAAGCAACATTTTCTCCCAGCATAGAATCATTATTAACCTTCTTTGTATTGTCTGATTCTGAGAAAAATGCAGATATTACCTTTTTTGTTGTACCTCCAATTTGTGGCACTTCTATTGTTATAGACCTGCCATCCATAAATTCAGAATAATCATTTCTGGATATTTGTACAAAAACCGCAGTGTTTGTATTAAGTTGAAATTTTTCGGGCGACATTTGGGCAACCGTAGTTCCGCTTCCCATTTCCGCCAAAGCGTAAGGAAGATTAAAAGAGGAAAAATAATTGCTTTCTTTTTCGCTTGTGTCAGTTCTATCTGCTAGTGTATATACAACTTCAGCATCTATTAAAGATTTTGATGTTGAAGATTCTCTAACGGTTGAAATTGAAGTTTCTACTTGTTTTAAATATAATGCCATGATTTATTATTTATTAATTATTTCGTATATCGTTTATTGCTCTAGTTATTGCATCTGTTTCTAATGTTCCAGGCATTGCTGGTATTGTAGGAGTTACTGGTGTTATTGGTGGTATATATGGTTGAGTAAATCCGCCTGTACCCACTTCTATTGCTGATGGATTATCTACAAATTGAAGTTTGAAATAAACTTTTCCTTGAGTGTCACTTGCAATCGAAGATGGTCCTAAGCCTTTAAAATTAGCCCAAAGCACTAATTCATTGTAAGTTAAAAATTGGTCTGATGCAAAGTTTTTTGTTCGTGAATCCCCTACATTTGAAGGCATTCTGCTAGCATAAGTAATGGCTGCGTTTGTCCATGCAACATCTACACTTTGTTGATAATCCATCCACCCATCTACATAATCAGAAGCTCTTTTGCAAAAAGTAATATAAATCATATTTCTGTTTTCTCCATAAGGAAAATGAAATTTCATTCCATAACCACTAGCACCAAAAGGTAATATCCATCTATTTCCACCCGAATTAGCCAATTTTGTAGGTGAGAAATTTCCAGGTATTACCTGAAATTCTTCATCTATAGTTATAGGATTTTGAGGGTCTGTTACATCTTTAGTGGACATTTGCACTTTTTTTGACAGCATGTTAGAGGACTCTGGAAAACGATTAGCATACAATGGTTGTAAATTTGTAGCTCTTGTTCCTCCTATAGTTGCTAACCTATCGTCAATTGCGTTTATTCTTGATTCTGTTGACATATTATTTTTTTTAAAGTGTTAATTATTTTATATTAAAGAAGTTGGCAGTAAGTTTTCAACATTAATATTAATGTTGAAAGAATTATCTCTTGCATCTGTGCCATATTCTATTTGTATATCATCCCCTGTAGTGTGACTTGTAATTAAACTACCATCAAGAGAAATTAAATTTTTCTCCTCTGAAACAACAGTAGACTTTATACAACTTTCATTCCTTCCTGAAATATCTGGAACATCCCCTGATTCCAATTGAATTCCGTCTAAAAGATTGTAATTAACATCTGGGTCAGAAAGAGAAAAATGAGTTATTTGCATTAAATCTATCATAGTTCCCGTTACTGGGTCTGTTAAAAATCTATTGTTTTCTTGATTAAAAAGATAATTTCTACCTTTTTTAGTTAAATAAGCATTTGCATATATTGTTGATGCTGATAAAATGTTTCCCATAATAATTATTGTTTATTTTATAATAAATATTTAAATTTTATTTTTTTTTAAAAATCGAGTTCTAATTGAAATGATAAAAATCTTGATGCGTCCTTTTTTATGGGATAAGACGGCTTTCCCACAGCAACTAAATTACTATCACCATCAAAAATTCCTATTTCAGTAATGAACGTGCTTTTATACTCTTCTTCTAAATCTTCTACACTGGCATATGAAATATTATTTGAACTATTAAATTCGCTATTTCTAGCATATACAGTGATGACAGTTTTAAAAACCGTTGACATTATTCCAGTTTTAATATTTCCAAAAAAGAAACTTTCATTACCAAAAGTTAAGCCGCTTGTTTGAATGTCATCATTAGATGTAAAAGCAGAATAAGCACCTTCAAACGAATATGTTGTTCCTGAATCATAATCTTCTTGAGATACTACAAAAGAATGAGCTTGTAAATAAACAGGGTCAATAGTGGCACTTCCTGTTTCTCCAGTATATATTCCATTTCCAATTCCCGTTGAGACTAGTTTCCAATCATATGTTAATATTTCCCCCACTGTGGTAACTGCTGATGTAGCCATTTCTTTTACTAACAGTTGAATTTTATTTGCATTCCAACCCGTTCCACTTAAACTGTATAAATTAGCTTCGTTTCTCATGAAAGGAAATTGATTTGTTGGAAATTCTGCCCTTAAATATTGTGGCAAGCTATTATCTGCAACTATTGGTGCCATTGAGATACTTTCACAATGTATTGGTTGTGAGTATCCAAAACTTCCACCTTCTTCATAGCTATTACTACTTAGAACATATGTTGCAAAGTACGTTTTTCCTGACTTACACAATCCAGTCTGAGTTGGATAAGAAGATGAGGGACTACTTTGTACAGTTAAGTTCAAATTCGGAAGAGTATAGTTTCTGTTGGATTTATATGTTAATGCAGTTAATAGTTCCTGATTGGTTATTACAAATATTTTTAACTTATGATAAATTCTACCCACAACTAATCCTGTTTCCACCTCTGAATCTCGTAATTCTTTATAATGAGTTTTTGCAGCACTGTCATAATATACATCACCAGCAACATCATATAATACCAAACCTTGTTGTGTTTCTGTTCCAACTGGGGAAGATAAAGAATTTTTGTGCCACATAATATTTGGAATGTCTATTTCTGTCGTTCCTGGCACTAATTGTTCTGCATATGTATTTCCTGAAAATTGATTTGTGTAATGAACAATTCCAAATGATTTTGTTTCTGATGAAAATCCTAAAAGCATTTTTGTTCCATTATAATCTAAAGAACCATATGAAGTAAACCCACTCATAGCAACTGTGGTTCCTATTTCTGATGTAGTTCTAGCTATATTCATGTTCCAAACTCCAGTGTTAATAGTAGTAGATGAACCATAATATGTTTCTATTCCATCATAAGGGTAAAAGTAAGTTTGCACTTGCTGTAAAGAACCTGAAATTGCTGAACTACCAAAATTCGGTATTGCTCTGTCTACTGAAATTGTGTCGCCAGTTACCCCATGTATTCTATACCACATTGCAACACTTGGTTGTCCTGAATAAATATTCGATGTGCTGTTTGTAATTCCTCTATATTGTGGTGGCTCCCAAGGAATGTAAACTAAATTGCCAACCTCTGGAGAATAAGACCCTCCAGATAAAGTAATTTCTTCTCCCCCATTGGGTGTGAAAGCGGAATAATTTATTTCTCTGACTCCCATAGGCGCTCCTTGTCCTAGTTCAGCATTTATGTCAATAGTAAAATTATTAGTATCTCCAGTAAAAAAACCTCGACTTTCAGTTTCTGCAGATACAATTTGTCTTGCACTCCCTAAATTTTGTCCATCTAAAGTAACAAAACCAGACCCATCATAACTTGTAGTAGGAACATCTGGATTGTCATCTTGAGGATTTAAAATCATATTATTACAAACATCATAATTGTCTGTAACCAAAGAATAGTTTACCTCATTATCAAATAAACCAACTTTTGCAAATGTTAATCTTCCTAGAGAAAGCAATCTTCTACCTGTATCGGTTAACTTCATGTTGATGAAGTTTGTAGGTTCTTTTATAATATAGCCCATTGTAATTTTTTTATTATAAATATACTAGGAAAAAATATTTAAAAAAAAAATTAAAATAAATAGTAAAACGGAAAAAAAAGAAAATAGTTTATTTTTGAATTCTTTTTTACTTATATTTATTAAAAAAGAAGAAATATGGCTTTCGCTGAATCAAATAGTGCAAACACTCTATCGTTAAATTATAGACCAGGAGAAAATAAGAGACTTATTGCAAGTAATAAAAGTGCTCTTTTTTCTTTTGGAGATTTTAAAATTGAGCGTAATCTTTATCAAGATGTCATGTCAAGCACAACCAATTCTGCAAGTTTTGGTGGATTTTCTACACTAGAAACATTAAAAGCAGTTAATTTTGACGACTCTGGACTTAGCATTAGCGTCAATGAAAATGAACTAAATCTTCCCCCAACAGACCCAGAAAGCCACGTTTATTTTTCTTCTTTTTATACCGAGGCTGCAACTGCAATTAATAATATTATTGAAAATTTTCCTTATGCTGTTTTAGCATGGAGCGAAGGCGCTGTTAATGTTTTCAATTATAGTGAAGAAATAAATATGATTTCAGGGGTAACATACTCAACGTTTTCACTACATCTTTCCGCTCTAACAAACCAAGGGAATATTATAATAAATTCAGGAAACACGCTTGATAAAATCAGCCTAATTTATGAATATAGTAATTATGACATTCAAGTATCAGGAGAAACAAATACGTACAGTATTAAAGAGTATTCTTTTTCGGGGGAACAATTAACATTCACTGTATTTGGGTCTATATTTGGAGATGATATATCAACAAGCACAGAAGCTATTTATATAAAACCCATCAAGGAAACATTTAATAATTATTATAATTCAATTACTTCACTTGAATACCAGTTATTAAATACAGGAGAATTGTATATTCCTGATATTGAATATGCCTCAGACAGGTCTTATTTAGAAACATTCTACTGGCCTAGAACAATTGATGGGTTTGCACCTGATTCTTATGGAGATGATTATGAGACTTTTAAAGAAGAATTATTGGCTGCCTCTGAAAAAATTGATGAAGAGAAGACTAACATATTCATAAAGACAATAATTCCTGAAAATTATTTAGAGTATGATTCTGATAGTATGATTTATAGGACATTAGTACAATCTTATGCTAGAGAATTTGATAGGTTGAAGAAATTTATAGATGGGATTGCTTATGCACACTCAATTAATTACAATGATGAAGAAAGTGTGCCTGGCAAATTTTTAATTAAATTAAGCAATCTTTTAGGATGGCAACTTTCAGACTCATTTAGTGAATTAGATTTATTTGAATATCTTACGACAGATTTAGACGAAGAAGACAATTCTTATTCACATTTTAACTTAGAGATTTGGAAGAGAATTATGGTTAACATAGTTTGGTTGTACAAGAAAAAAGGAACAAGAGATGCTTTGTCTTTTGTTTTTAAATTGTTAGGTGCTCCTGATTGTTTAGTTAATTTTAATGAATTTGTTTATGATGTAGAAAGAATTGTTATAACACCACCTATTCGTGCCGTAGCATCAGCACAGGCATTTTTGTTAAGCACAACAAATACGCTGGTTAATTTTACAACACCTACATTTACTCCATTGGATGAGTCACAATTAAATTTAGTTTCTCCAGCCATTGGGACTTTCCCAATTCAACCCTCTTATTTTACACCAAGCGTACAACCAATTGTACCTGGTGCATTTACAATAAACGAAACAATGTTATCTGGTATAGTAAGTTCGGACATTATAATTCCAATAAACATTGAAATTCCTGAAATAAATAGCAATAAAGTAGATGCAAATGGCTTTGTAAATTACAAGAATTCAACATATATTTTCCAACAAGGAGGAGCGGGTCGAGGCGATGGCCAAGACTACATCAATCAATGGAGACCAGAATTTAATCCTACTATTAGGATTGACAACGTGAAAGTTCAAACTGGAAATACAGATGTAAGAATAGGAACTAAAACAATAATGAACTCTAAAGAAGTAGATTTATATTTTACTCCAGCGAAAGCTATAGAGTGTGATGTCTTTGAGTTTTACCAACAAACAGGTAGTTGTTGGAGTTGGGGAAGCACGGGACCTTCTTTTAGCGCTTTGACTGTCCCTTATGAATATTTAAACTTTGATTGTTCCGTGGCGAGCCCAAGCAATATAGAAGACATGACTTTAAGTCAATATATAGATTATATTTTCACAAATTCAATAGACCCCACTACAAGAAAAACAAATGCGCAAGGACATAATACATGGCATTATCCTGAATTGAAAAATATTTATTTAAATTATTATTTTTCTGTTAACCCAGAAGGAAATCATTTAACAATGGGAAAACTAGAATCTTTTTTAACTTTATTAGAAACTCATTTGGGGGATTATATACAACAACTAATTCCCGCAACTACAATATTTAAAGGAGAAGGGTCTATTACATATAAAAACCCAGAATTCCATAGACAAAAATTTGTTTACAAAGAAGGTATAGATAAAGGCTCAACGTTTCAAACTCATTTACAAGACGATATTGACCCGTCTATAAATCCAAAGCATTTTTCTTTAAATGTTTCTACAGGAGTAGAGGGCACATTAAATTGCATTGTTGTTAGCACAATCATACCTAGTCAACATGTAGTAAACAATTCAGTTTTTAATATTGAAATGATTATAGGCTCAAGCATAAGTGCAAGAATTGCAGGATGGGATGTTAATAGTAATGTAGATGGAGAAACTGCAGATTATTTACATAATTTAATAGATTTAACATAAAATTAAAAAAATGATTTTAGAATATAGCGATATAAAACAAATATTTGTCCAAAATGAATACAATAGGATTTCAGGAGGCGATTTGTCAAATGCACAAATATTTTATTCAAATAGGTGGATTGAAAAAGAAGTAGGGGAAACTAGCCTCTTTGCATATGATACCCCAATGTATACAACAATAGGTGGTACGCTAAATTATTATGGACAAGATATAAATTCTATATTCACTAATACATATAGACCTTCCATCAGATTCAATTTTAGCGCCAATACAGACAGTTTTGGCACTGGAACTACAATTGTTCATAATATCTATAAAATTGACTTTAAGACATTTCAAAAGAGCTCCTCGAACCTTCAATTGAATGATGCTTCTAAAGAAAACCTTTCTATAAAGGAAATTACTGAAAATAATCAAAAAAATAAATTTGATAAAACTACGGCCACCTTAACAGAAAACAATGTCAATATAAATGATTTTTATGATAATGCATATTCAAATGTAGAAACGCTATTAGAAACACCAATTTTAACAATAACAGCATCTACTACGGGAATAACAAGTAATATTTATGATTTAGCCTTAGATGAATGTTATAAAAATTTAGGGTCATATAAATTTCAACTATTTGAAGATAGGTCTCAATATTTTATTACAACAATCTTTATGTTTGAAAGAACTCAAGGTGAAGATTATGTTGATTTTTACAAATATAGTGATGAAAGCGGTTTATATGAGTACGATTTTCAAAAAACATTTGTTGAAGAAACTTCGATAGTAAACTATACAATTACAGCGGGGACATTTTCTGGCTTAAGCGTGGCAGGAAATTTCTTTTCTTATTTTTTAATTCCAAATAAACCAAAACTACAAGAGCCTTTAGTGAGTGGTCAACTAGATACGTTTACGCCTACTTTTCGTTTTTCTGATGTAGATGATGGCAATAAGTATTTATTACAAGTTGTTTATAGTTCAGGGGATAGTATGAGCTTTTCAGGAACGGTATACTCATATCCATTAAGTAAAGAGGATTCTGCCTTAGATACAAGGGAAATGCTAGGGTTGGAAAGTGGAGATTGGGGAATAGATTATGAAGTAAAAGATGTATTTAGAAAGCTATCCGCACCTTTAAAACCAAACAAAAATTTTTGGTATAGAATAGGAAACATTAAAACAATTAATAATTTATTTGGTGTTGACCAAAGCGTAGTTACCTTCTCAGATATTTTAAGTGCAACTACAGGTTCTGATTTATTATCCACATTTGTTCAAGTGGAATCGGATAGTCCATATGTTGAAACTGTTCCAATATATGAAACCCCTACATACATAGATGATACTGAAGAGCCCACCTACACTCTAAGTGGAATTGTAAGCGGGAGTATAGTTACTGGTGCAACCGTTTATTTATACTATCCGAGTGACGTATACATTTCTCAAACCACAACAGAAACTGGATATTATGAATTTAATGAAATTGATGAAGGTGAATATACTCTCGTAACAAACTACAGAGGCTACAAACAAGATTCAAGAGATGTCTCTATTACAGGAAATACAAGTTTATCCTTTAAAATAAAGCTAGTTTGGGGTAACAATATTGACACTTGGAATAAATTAGCTAATGAAAATTATTTCATTTAAAAATGTTTTAACTATTTATAAAAAAAAATAAAATACAATGAGTGAACTAATATTAACCGCATACACATACGACCAGGGAAGAATTGCTATAAACAATGCTTTTAGTGGCACAGCTGAATTTAATGTCTTTTCAGCGTCAACAATTTACTCAGGAAGTACTGATTTGTATAATATATTTTTAACAGAGGCAGATGGAAACGATATAACAAGAGTCCAGTCAGGGGCAAATATAATAACTGGTGGCACCGCAAATTCGCCAATTGTTAATTTAGCTGACTCTCCTTCAGTGGAAAATTTCATATCAAGCGGAAACTCAAGTTTTAACGTACTTTCAGCGTCAACAATTTACTCAGGAAGTACTGATTTGGGTGATATTATAGCTTCGATATCTGGGGGCACTAGTGGAGGGGTAACTCCTTTTGTTGAGATTGTTTATTTTTCTGCTGGAAATATACTTTGGGATGTTAATAGTGATGCTAATGTGTATTTTAATTTAACAGCGGACACTACCCTACAGGTAGCAGGCTCTAGTAATGGGATGATTGGAACATCCATGGTAATTCAAGATGGAGGCCATAAACTCGCTCTCTCAGGAACAAATAAAATTGTAAACGGAGGCGGAGGAGTTTTAAACGTTACTTCAACAGCTGGTGCAGAAGATATTGTTTCTTTTGTAGATATCAACGGTGTTAAATATTGGAATATCGGATATAATTACAACTCATCATAATAATTACGTATTTTGCTGAGAAAATTGGTCAAAATCTTGATTAAAGTTAATTGTACTACGCTCTTCTTTGATATCAACCTCTCCACGAGAAAAAAGTTTCTTTCTAGTTAATAGATTATATTGTTTGTATAAGCTTCCATTTTCATCAAAAATACTATATATACCCGTTTCAAGGTCTCTTGTTGAATTCCCAAAAATACCATAACTTAAAGTTTTAATAGTTTGGTCAACCATTTCAATTTCTAACATAATTGGGTCAAAAAAAGTATTAGAAATTATAATTTGTTGACCAGCCTTGCCTAAATCTGCTTGTTTGACATCAGAAATTAAGCTAATTTCATCTGGAGTTAATGTTAAAAATAAAAATGCACCATTATCATCTAAAACATATGATTGAGAAGAAGACGGGTTGGACTGATTACTATTTGGAGCCGAACTTACCAAGTCACTTCCTGTAATAATTCTATGAAAATTTTTAACCTTTATGTTATTGTCATCAAAATATTCTAATTGATAACCTATTAAGCTACCAGTTCCTTGAAATTGCAACTTTGGAATAACAATTCCTTTTTTTGAAACTTGTATGTCTTCATCTGTTTCTCTAACAACATAAGAACAATCAACTATTTCTACTTCATATGATTTTGGCTTTACTAAAACAACATAAAAGCCCAATTGATTAAAAATAGATGCTGGCAATCTTAATTTAAAAGCACCATCAGCTCCAAACATTTTCATAAATTCTGAGCTTGTTACATTTGAGAATAACGGTGAAAGTTGATTGTCGGTGACTTGTTCTCTGCTCTGAGAATAGGCATATAAAATGTCTATATCGTTAAAATCTACATCTGCTAGCCTTTTTGTTCCATATATTCCTACTGCCATAACTTTTTTTTTATAAATATATAATAATAAAATTTTTAAAAATTCTCAAACTATTCGGAGTTTTATTTTAAAACTACCCATCGGTAGTGTCAATAATTGTTATTTCAGACCTAGAGCTAGATTCTGTTCTATATTGTAAATTAAATAAATTACTTAATTTTATCTCGCACCTTCTATCCCTAAGATTAAGCGTATCTAATAGTACTTTTGCAATATCTAACAAAATAAATTCCTGTCCCTCTTGTGGATAATAAAATTTATCCTCAACACCATATTCAAAATCAGAAGATTGTAATAAATAATCTTGAAACTCCCACGAAACTTTAAATGACTCATTTCCAAATGCTGGTTCAGATAATAAAACTTTTACCTGGAAATTTTCTTCTTCATTATAAGAAAGCCTACTACTTTCCAATCCAATTAAAACTTCTATATTTGAAAAGAACTCGTTTTCATTTGTTTTTAAATTTAAATCTACAAAACACTGAATCAATTGTGGCTGCTCATTACTAACAATTACCTCTGGCTGCGTATCTATTGCATTTGTTAAAGTTTGAGCTGATAACAGATGCTCTGTGCCATTTAAAACTGCCTCATTGATTATTCTAATGTTAGTGTCAAAATTAACTGCCCTTATAGTATCGTTTACGATATCGTCTTCAAAAAGAATGTTGTTTCTTAAAACAAACTCATGTGCAAATGGTATTGAAACATAATTCACATCTTCAAAGCCATCAGAATTTATATACACGTTTTGTTGTCTTAAACTAATGTCTTTTTCCAATTCTTGTTTTTCAATCTTATTGATTTTCTTATATCCCTTAGTTTCATAAAAACTTCTTACTACACTGTAGATTTGGTCATCTGTAAAAACATCATCTCCATCATTGACAATTTCCTTTTTCTTTAAATTGAGTTCATCTGAAACTACGCTAATTTTATCAATCAATTGTTTTTGTTTTTCCTTTATAGAAATCGTTGGTGTTATATCTAAATTCGAATTATTTACTTCGATAGGTATAGTTCTTGGTCGAACTGTTGAGTTACGTTCAATTAAACTATTTAAAAATCCATCTTCGATATTTGTTGAATCAAGATTAAAAAAAACCGTATTGCCTAAAGAAAGGCTTTTTATTATTTTTTTATCACATAATTCAAAATTGTCCCTTGAGATTTGAGCAGTCTTTCTTTGTAATAAAATATTAATAAAATAATTTTCATCTGTGGGCATTTTAATTATAACATTTTCAAATTCTCTGTTTCTTTGTTCTGTATTAAAATCTAAAGGGATATATTGTAAATACTTAGGCAACATTGTAGTAGTGCCTGTGTTCCATAAAAAATTATTATTTCTTTTTGAAAATAACTTATATTCAAATTCAGTCTCATTTAAATTGGAGATTTGATTTGAAAGATATTTCTCATTAAAAAGACTGCCCCTAAGGACTGTATTATTATAATAATCATTAAAAACTTCGGCAAGTTTTTTATCATTATAATATATTTCCTTAAACGCTGGGGAAGCTTTAAATTCGGTTCCGTTTGATGTTTGCATTAGTTCATTCATCAACGTATTGCCTGTTAAATAAGCCATAAAACCACTTATAACAGCTTGATTTCTTGCATTATCAATAAATCCTCTTACATTATATTCATCAACTATTTTATTGTACTCCCCCTCTTCATTGAGCAAATAGTTATTGTAAGACTTTAAATTACTTTGTTTAAAATCCTTCGTTGTAGACGAAAACATTCTGTTTATCAATATGTTAAAATTGTACGTCATTATCTATTTACGTCAATGTTATAATATGCTGCTTTAGAGATTAAATTACTCCAGACAGTTTCGATTTTATCAATATAATAAACCAACTCTTCTTGAGAATCAACATCTGTTTGCTCTAACAATTCATTATATCCTACTTCAGAAAACCACTGTCTAATTTCTGCTTCGTTTTGAAATTTTATATCAACTAATTTGATTGTGATATTATCTGTTTCGTTAGGGCGATACCTCATCCAATTGCCTTCTTGGTAGCTATCAACACTTAAAGGGATTGCGGGGGTACAAAAAAATCCTCCTATCTTTTCATTAGCATCAATATAATCAAATTCTATAGTATAAATACCGTCATACGGAGAACCCCCTTCTAAAATAACCTTAGATGTTCCAGGTCGAGTTTCTTTTCTGTCTTCATCATCAATCATAAGTCCTATTTTTCCATAATATCTACTAGTTGTAGGCAATAATAATGATTCCATATATCCAAGCTTATATTCTTCTAAAACCTGAACGTTTTCTATGTTTTTTTCAATATATTCTATCATTTTAATTGTTAAATCATCTCCAGAATTTGTTTTTATTCTTGATATGCCTTCGAATATTCCCATTTCAATGAAGAAAGGATTAATTTCTTGTCTTTCTATTTTTAAAGTTTTTTCATCCTTCTTTATATCTACATAATCTATAATCTCAAATGTTCTAGTTAATAAAATGGGAATATATAGGTCCTCATATCTATTGGACGCTGTTGGTCGTGAGCTATTAAAATCAAAAGCTAGTTTTTTTTTCGGCTTTAATTTTATTTTCTTTTGTATGTATTGATTATTTAAATTCATTATT